AGTCGTGTACTTGTCGGCCGACTTGAAGCCCATCACCTTGATGATTTCGGCCTTGATCTGATAGATGTTCTCAGGCGTTGCCGTGCCATCCTGAAGGCCGGCCATGGCCTGCTGAAGCAGCAGGTTCAGGTGGGCTAGCTGCTGGTCCTTGCTGCCGGTGCCAAGGCCCACATTCACGCAAGTTTCAAAGCCGTTGCGCCAGTCTCGCGGGTTCGCGGTCACCCACTGGCCGCGAAGCTTGATGACGTCTTCCTTCTTCTGGTACTGGCTGACCAGCTTCAGAATCATTCGGAACAGTTCGCGGAAGCCCTCGGCGAAGTTGCGCGCGATCAGGTCAAGCCGCATGTCCGCCCGGTTGGTGACGATGTTCACCCCGGTGGCAGTTTGGTTCAGCGAGTCGCCGTCTGATCCCTGGTTGTAGCGAGTCCAGCCCGTGCTGTCCTCGTTGAAGCCCTTCATGTACTCAAGCATCGTCATGCCGAGTTGGCTATCACCTGCGCCCTGATCCAGCCGGCCAGCCATGCCGGCCTGCTTCATTCTGACGACGCCGCCCGGTCGATTGGCTAGCAGGTCATCAAGGTTCACTTGACCGTCAACGGCGAAGTACCGGCCATTGATCTGGAGATAGGTGTTGTCCAGCACGCCACGAAGTACGGCGGTGTTGATCTTCTGGCCTTCCATCGCCAGATCAGCGATGGACATGCCGAAGAACTTGTGCGGCATCGGCACCGGCGTGATGCTCACGAACGGCGCGCAATCGACAATCTCGTTCTCAAGGATCTGATTGCCCGCCCGGACAACCTTGCGAAGCTCGCTGATGCCGTCGCCGTCGAAATCGACGCGCACATAGCATTCAGTGATCCAGATGATCCGCTGCGAGTCGTCGGGCGTGGTCATGGTGTCCGACGCGTTGGCATAGGCCATTTCGTCATCCCATGCCAAACGCTCGACGCGTTCCATGTTGAACGCTGCCGCCTGGTCATCGCCGCTGATCTGGTCAATGTTGGCATAGCCCATCGACTTGAGTTCGCTGGCCGTGCGCTGCACGCGATGGCCCACGAAAGACGCGTCCGCGATGGTCTTGGCTTTGCGGCTAATGAGGAATTCCTCGGGCGGGACATTCTCCACGCAGATTCGGCCGCCCTCCTTCACCCGCTTGCAGACGACGTCATAGAGCATCTTCGGCGGCCGCTGGCCGATGTTGTCGATCTGCGCCTGAATCTGCTGCGCGGCCTGCATTGCCTGCGGGTTCTGCATCGCCGCCTGCTGCGCTTGGGCCAGTTGCTGCGTCAGGTGCTGGATGGCCTCTTGCCGCTGCTCCGCGTCGTCCTCGTCGGGGTACGCCTTCTGCTCCGTGACCTCGATTTCCTCGTCGTCCAGAAGCTGCGACAACTCAACGTCAGACAGGCCCTCGTATTCCTCGCGCTTCTCTTCGACCCGGGTGTCCCACCACACTTTGATGATGCCGTTCTTCGACAGAAGGGCATCCTTCATCCATGTGTATGTGACTTTCTCACCATGGTTGCGCACGTTGTAAACGTGGCTGACGTAGTCGGTAGCCTGCTCAGCCTTCTCTTCGTCGCCGGGCTTTTGCGCCTCAAACTCCACAACGCGCTCAGAGCCGGAAAACTTCACCATGAGCTGCGGCAGCATGCTCTCAATGGTGTTCCGCACATCCGGCGACACGACAGCCGATCGTCCCTCAACCTCTGGCGGGGACAGGTCTAGCTTTGGCTCGGCGAGGTAGTACACCATCGCCTTTTGCCGCTGAAGTGCCAGCTTGCCGGAATACCAACCGACAGCGGAGCGCATCTCCTGATCGGTGATGGCCTTTAGCTGGTCATCATTCATTCGTGCCATAAGAGGGTCGCTTCTCAGCGATGCCTGTAGTTGTGCGCCGAAAGGCGCGGGCGCATTCTACTATGCGTGGTGAAGTTTTGGGTAGTGCAGGGCTCCGCCCCAATTGCTACCCATTTCCGCAAACGTCAAAACCCAAGAGTCGGCGCGGTCTGGAGACTTCCCGATTCGCTTCTTGTAGTCCTTCTTTGCCTCCATGAGCAGCAATCCATCCCGATAGCTGTAGCGGTAAGACGAAAGCTGCGACTTCAGTTCAGGCTCAAACGCCATGGAGCACCCGCCTGCCTTCAGGTAGTCCAACGCCGCGCGCCAGATTTTTGCTTTCAGGTTGTAGTTACGGTCGTCGGATTGTTTCGCGCCAGTGTGTATGCCGTTCACAGCTTCGGCCCACTTGCCGCGCCTCAGTGCGTCGTATGCGCTAACCCCCGGCCCGTCTAGCTCAATGACGATAGTCCCAATGACCCCGCCCGCATCTTCCAGCGTTCTGCACTGCTCTTCTACGGCAGCCGCCAACGCCGGGCCGTCAAGGCTTCTACGCGCGATTTGCGGGAGCGTCAGGCGGCCTCGCCTCAGCGTTATGACACTCTCGTCATCCCCCATGTGTGCCGCATCAACGCCAATCGCCCAAGGTCCGTTTGCCTCAACATCCGCCGGGCCGATCCTCTGTGCGGCCTCAACTAGCGTGCCAGGTATCCATGCATCATTTGTCGATGCGTTGTAGTCAATGTCGACTTCCTGGGCCAGAACCACCGGGTCTAGGTCGTTCTGCTGCTTGGCGTACCACTCAGGCCCCTTGCGCGGGTCATCGCGCCAGTGAAACGTAAACACCTTGACTTTCCCGCCGTGGCGCTTCCGATAGAACGGGTTGCCGTTGCCGTTTGGCGTTGAAACGTCGATCTTGCAGTTTGAGGTCTGAGACAGCGCCGCATCAATGGACTCTGCGCGCTCATAGAACGCCGACTCGTCCTTGAAATACACCGCCGTCCGGTTGCCGCGCCCAATGTTGTCGCCGGCCTCCCCGACAATCGCCGCCCCGTTCTCGGGGTTCACGATGGTCATGAACGGCGCGTGTTTCTTCGGGTTGTAGCCCGCCGGCCTGAACTCGACCGGCAATAGCTCGATGAACTTCCGCGCCTTCCAGAACAGTGATTTCGGGTCGTTCAGGTCATCGACATACTCTTCTTTGCGCGAACCGAAGCCGACCACGGTGCCGGGGTGGAAAGTCCACATCCAGACCGCGAAGGCCACGCACAGCCAAGAGACGCCCATGTCCCGCGACTTCTCGGCTAGGCCATCCTCACGCCCCAACCACCGCTCACGCAGCCAGGCAATGAACTCCGCCTGCTTTGGAAACAGCAGAAACGGCATGACTGTCGGCAGGCCAATCTCTGCGTTGCGCGGGTCAAACGTCATCCCCCAATCGGTGATGAACTCGACCGGGTGATTCTTGTAGAACTCTTTCAGGCCCGGGAGGATTGACGGGTCAGCGCGCAACCGCTCCAGGCGCTCGGATCGCCGCCGGTACTCCGCGTCATAGTCTGGCGCCCACTCAGCCACCGATCAGCCTCTTATACGACTCTTCGGCGCTCAGCGTGACCGTTGATTCAGTCTTGATCGGCGGCGCGTCTGCATCACCCCCCACCGCCAGCTTGTCGCCGAACACCTTCGGCGCCCACTTGCCCAACAGTCGCAGTCGCGTGTCAATCTGGAGCCTGCGATGCCCGAGCATGTCCCCTTCGCGCACCTCAATGGACCCGTCAGGCTTGACCGTGCGCTCTTCGCCGATCAGCGGGGTATCTGCGATCCTCAGGCATTCCTCGCTCAGCGCCCGATAGCCGATTTCACGCGCACGCGCGGAATTGGCCGCATGTTCGGGAATGTCGCGCTCCCATCGCGCCGCCGTGGAATACGGAATCCCCATCGCCTCGCAAATCGACAGCAGCGAGCGTCCCTCAGCCAACCCCGCGCAGATCGTTTCGCCGTCCTCCGGCGTGTATGTGCTTTGCTGTGCCATCACACACCCTCCCTAGCCACCATTGCCCAAGCCTCTATTGATCCCTCTACCGTGTACTCATAGAGTGACTCACACCCCACGGCTGGCCGGTGTTCTGTCCACACAAACCGCCATTCGCCCCGCTGTCGCTTGTAGGCCAGCAGCGGGCGTAGCTTTCCGGCCTGGCTTGTAGCCTGCTCCCACCATTTGCGAACGTCGCCTAGCGTAGCGCTGGCATGGTTTTTGACTTCCACCGACCATCCGGGCACACCCTCAATATCGCTGTCCCCGTCATGCTGACGGACTCGGCGCTTGGCGTGCCATCCTGTGTGCTCGTAGATCAGGCGGCACACATCCAGTTCGCCGCGCTGGCCCTTGTCTCTGCTTGCCTTGCTCACCTCACCCCCTCGGCGTCCACTTGGCGCACGTTGAGAACCGCGCGACCTTCTTGTCCATCATCGTGCATCGCATTTCAACGGCGGCCCCTTCGCCGCGCTTCTCTGCGCTCTTGCATCCGGCGCAGCAGTCGCGGCGGTCTTGAGCGGCGACGTAAAGCACGGACTTGGCGGCTTTGGTGTAGGTCAGGCTCATGCTGTCACCTCCTTCTGCTTTGCCACCCACCCGCCACAAGCGCAGCGGCAGGCCATCCAGTACCCCGCCCGTTGCCCGTTGAGCCGCGCAATGTCTGCGCTGGCCTCGCTGTAGCTCTTGCACTCTCCGGCGCACTGATCGGGGCGGGATGCGCGGACCAGGCCGATGCCCTTTCGGCGGCTGGCGTGGTATTGGTCGTTGGTCATGTTTCGGTCTGAAGTACGGGATTTACAGCCAATCGGGGCGCTTCGTGAACCACAAGGTTGCGCCGCGTGGCGTGCCGTTCGGGCTGAAATACACGCCATCCCGCGAACGAACCAGAATCGTCCCTGGCAGACGCACCTGCCAGCCCCACCCGTAGTGCGTGAACACACGGAAAACTGACACGGGGGTCGGGCTTATCCAGCGGCCGCTATCCATGCGGAAGCGCCAACCTCCGCAGTTGGCCTCTTCCCAACCGCCGAACCAAATGACGCGCTGGCGCAGCCTGCATAGCCAGTAGCCAATGGTGCGCTTCCGATCAGCCACCAGCGCCGCTGTCACTGCGGCGCGCATTTGGTGTTTCCCCATGCCGTCGTGCGCCTCGTAGGCCGCTTCGGCTGCTTTGTACGGATCCATTGGGTTCCTATGGTTGCGGCCGTTACGGCCGATCGCAGATGAGTTGTTCAGGCAGCCACATGGGCGGCTCATCGTCAGGCGGGCACAGGAAGTTGCCCATGCCACCAGCCGGCATCGCGTCGGGCGCATCAAGGCAGTAGCCCGGGTCGATCACTTGCACTGCGGTGGTGAGCTTTCGGCTCGGCGGCTTGTTCGGGCCACAGATTCCGCATTCCAGGCGCGTGAACAGGTTCAGTAGCAGGATTGCGCCCAGGCCGCAGCGGTCGCCAGTGCGGGCCGAGTAGTTCTCGGCGTTGTGCATCGGGTTGCGAGGATTCACAGCATCACCTCTGAAGTATTGAAATCCGGCCGCGTCACCGCAGCCCCTCCGGACACTCATGCACCAGCCGCACCAGGCCCCACGGGCAGGCGTGGGAGTTGTGGCCCTCTCTGCCGCATCGAACGCACACGCGATCAATGGCCCGGGGAGGCCCTTCTTTGGGCGCAGGAGCCACGCAACGGGACTCGGTAGGGGGTAGGTAGGTCATGCTTCCGATTCCTGGCTCTGAGCCTTCGGGCGAATGCCGAAGTGCGCGCGGACTTGGGCGGCCCGACTGGCTGCGTTCGGAGAAACAGGCGCAGGCAGCAGCACGGCCGATGGCGTGGCCTCATGCCGGATCGCGCCCAGCTTGCGGAAGGCCGTGGCCGTGGGCGGGAAGTCGTCCGGCAGCGAGTCCAGCGCCTTGCGGATCGCTTGCGAGGACATGCCGTCCAACTCGTTGGACCAATCGGCCTTGACGGCTTGCATCATGGTCGCGTCAAAGCCTGCCCACTTGGCCGTCCATGCGCTGCCGTAGCGCACCATCAGCCGGGCATGGATTTCGTCAACGTAGCGCAAAGGTAGTGCCATGGGGTTCCTCGTCTGTCTGCGGGCGGAGGGCTGAGCCCATCCATGCCCGAACGGTTTCGGCTTGTCGTTGCTCTCGGGCTGTCGGAGGGGATCGGCCGCGCTCGTCCGGCTTCAGCCACTCGGCCATCAGCCCCTGACTGCCCCGGATGCACCAGACCCGCAGGAACTCGGCCAGCGTCAATCCGGCCTTGGCTGCTTCGCTCCGGGCTTGGCTGATGACGGTTTCGGACGCAGGGGCCTTTTTTGCCTTGCGCAGTGCCAGCCAGTCGGCCCAAACCTGGGGTTCAACATCGTCCGGGCACTCGGGAGGGGGTGAGCGCTTGGCGCGAACTGGCTGTTCTTTGTCTTCTTCTTTCTCTTCTCTTCTCTTCTCTTCTCTAGGTAACGCTGTGCTAACGGTCTCATGCGATTCCGCTAACGCTGTGTGCGTTACCTCATCGTTAGCGGTGCGTTCCTTGTGGTTTGCAACCCGCTTGGCGGTCTGTGCGCGGCTCTTCGCGCTGGCCCCGTTGTGCTCGTCAAAGCGCTCGATCTGGATGCCTTCGGCGGACTCGCTGATCCACCCGATGTCGCACAGAGCCTGGCCGAATCCC